GATGCTTTTCTTATGATATTTGCATTTGCAACTTCATATCCGGGTATGTTTATAAACTGCTCAAGACCGTATACAGCAAGGTTCCTGAACATGGGGATTGATATCCTTTTAGACGAGCTAACCTTAAGCATTCCAGTCTTCAAAGGTATACAATTGCATTCTTTCCTGAACCTTAGTTTACCTACATGCCTGCCCTTATTCTTAGCCTTTGACAGGTTCATTATATCAGTCTGTACATGCTTTATGATATTCTGGTGTACTCCAGTCTGCATAGTAAGTTTCCGTTCTACAATATTATGGTCTTTATCAAAGTTCCGTACTGTCCTGTGTTCTTTATATTCATAATGGAATACATCTTTAGAAGCAATGACATCATTTTGTATCCACTTTGCTTCCCGGAACAACCCGGACAGCTTCTTAAAATCCTCTTTCGACGTATGATGACAGTCAACTTTCAGCTCAAACACTTTTACCGTCTGCGTCTTTCTTTTGAGTGAGGTATTTCTCAGTGTCTGTCTTATCTGTTCGTTTTTTGTCATCATCTATGTTATAAACCTGTCCTGCCTTATTGTCAATATGTTTTACTTATATTTCCAGTTTTATATGTAATTATATATTGACAAAATGTTGTTTACGTATTACACTATTAATAGTGCGCATTAGAAGCAGTTCATATGCCGACTTAAAAGTACGGCATCTTTCCTGTTTTTCCGCTGTAAAGATTGTGGAATATCAGTGATAGTTGGAGAACCGTCAACACAATCTAAAATGTTGAAAAGATTAACAGACTCAGATACAGAACTATTTAAAGATAGATGGAATAATAGGAGTTAACAAATGATCACATTAACAGAACATGATGCAGACAGTATTTTGAAAATACTTAGAAAAGAAATAGAGTCTATGGTATCAGGTTATGAATCGCTGAATAATATGATTCTGTCACTTATTTCAAGTCTTTCCGATGGTAAAGAAGAAGAATTAGAAAAATACGAAAAGGAAAAGATAGACAACGAAAAAACGTATTATAAAAAACTTAAAGAATATGATGATATGATTCTATTACTTACTACCGGGAGTGAGATTAAATAGGAGAACATTAAACAAATGGAATTTAAGCCTATTGAAGAATTAAACAAAATGACATATACACAACAATTAGAGTATGTATTAAATTTGTGTATTATTACATTATATGAATCTATTGAAATAGCACCATTGGACGCAATTCCTCCTAACAACGGAGATGTTATTCAGGAAGCTCAAGCAATATTAGATATGCATAATAACAAGAAGAAATAGGATAAATAAAATGACATAAATGAACAAAAGGATATGATATGAATATTTTAAATTATTTGTATGTAGAATTGATACTCAAGCCATATTTTTTATTTAAAATACTATTCGGTAAGTATTTTGGAATAGCTATGATTAAATGCATTTTAGACGGAAAATATGGAACTTCCTATTATATGGAATTAAAAACTAATATTTTAGATGCCGTGCACTTGCTTTTGTTAGACGATTATTCAAAATGAAAATAAAAGGAGGTAAGATAAATGGCTAAAAAATATACAGACGAATGTATTCTTGCAGGGGAATTTGAATGCACTTGGTACCATAGGTTATGTAATATGCATACAGCAGAAAACAAAGACTGTATAGAAGCAGGTGGTATCGCTATATGTGGAGAATTTATTAATGGCTATGATTTTTCGTTTATGAATGAAAATGTATATTTGGATAATATCGGAATGCACGAAGGTGATAATATATTTCTACTTGAGAATACCGCAATTGAACAATTAGTATCATTTATTATAAGATTCAATAAAATATATAAAAAAATAGTGCTTATTGGCATATGCATGGATGATATGGCGTTAGAATATGATGAATACAGACCTCTTGTTTTTGAAGATAGTTTATGTAATAGACATTATATTCATATTCCATATTCAAAATGGAAAGAAGATTTTTCTATGATATAACCACCATTTTGCGGATATCCGTAAAATGGTATTGATTAAAGGATAATTAAACAATGATAAAATCAGAAGATGAACGTTTTATATTTGAACAAAGTGAGTTAGATGAAATGAGGCGTAATATGACACCATATGATTTTGAAAAAAAATATGGATTAACATGGACTACAATGTCATACGAGTGTATAAAATGGGATTATTATAAACATTGTCGTGCTTTGAGACAAATATTTAAAAACAGATAATATAAATTCTGCGATAATCACAATATCAAGTAAAGTAATAATAGCCAGAAATGGAGATATTTTTGAAGAATTAATTAATAAGCAGAAATAAATATATAATGATAGAAATTAATATCTAAACCAAACCGTAAACCCATAATCTGTAGTTTCAATATTAATCACGTCAAGCGTTGTTATATTTCTTTTTAAAATACCTTCTTTGAGTCTGCTTAATTCACCCTTAGCTATGACGAACATTCCAATATTAGACCGTGTTGTCACATCTTCTTTTTGTTTTTTCCTTAACATATATTCTCCCGAAAAAATAATTAAAAGAAAGTATATCCATCTGGATTAGTACCGATAAAACGACACTGCGCAGTTGATGATGTACTTCCAGCCTTTTTTGTGTTCATATTCAAAAGTTCCTGAACACGAATCCAGTTTTTAGAATTATCCCACCACCATCGAAAGCTATTTCTTTTCGGAAGCTCATTAACTTTCCGTTCAATATTGCGCATTATATTTAACTGCAATTCTGAACGGGTCATATATTCAAGTGGTTCTTCCATTTATTATCTCCTTTTATAAAAATTATATTATATAAATTTAAATTTGTCAACACAAATAACACTAAATAAACTTTTTGCTTGCATAATTAATAGACATCTGCTATATATACGTATAGGAGTTATAAATGATAGATTGCGTACCTATGGCAAAGAAAATGGTAGATATGGAAATAAGTATAAGTGACCTTGCAAAGAGTGTAGGTTTATGTCCTCTTACAATTAAGAAGATGATAAATGGCGGTGTATTCTGCACTAAACATCTTAGTGTTTTATGCAAGTATTTTAAGTGCCAGCCGAATGAGCTTATGAGGATTGTAAAATGATAGACTATAAACCTATGTTTAAACTTATGGTAGAAAGACACATAAGTCAGGTTGAACTTGGCAGAATGGCAGGACTCACAAAAAGTGAAATAAGCCGGATGCATTGTAAGAAAGGTATTTATTCAGGTACTCTTGAAAACATTTGCAAAGTACTCGGTGTAGGCATAGAAGATATAATGCAATTCAAGGAATAACAAATGGGAGTACTTACACCAACCGCTACTATATCAAAAATATCAAAGGATGAAAAACATGCAATTTCAAGATGTCTAAAAGAAATTATGCAGCGGGAAATGGTAGATAATGAAAAAGATATTGATACCGGTCAAATTGTAAAAGTAAAAAAGACATATGCACAAAAGTTTGCAGAGCATTGTATGGAAAATGCTTTAAGTCCAGACCCTAAAATATCAGCACCATTTTCAAGACTTGTTATAGAATATGTAGACGGTAAAGCTGCTGTTATGCAGGATGCTGAAAAAGATGAAACACCGGGAGTTAAATTCGTACTTGCGCCTGCTGTAAGTAAACAGGTAAAAGAAAACTCATTGAAAGGACTCCCAGATGATACTGAAAATGTTGGAATAAAAATAGATATAGATGATGTAGATGAAGATGATGAAATAAATTCAAAAGAGGATAATGATAATGCCGACGATTAAATATCAATTATCAGAACCTCAGTCAGAAATAATATCCTCTTCTGCATCACGTATTGTTGTGTGTGCAGGAAGACGTTTCGGTAAAACATGGGTTTCTGGTTCAATGATGTTTCAGGAGAGCACAAAAAAGGCAGACCGTCCTAAAAAAACTTGGTTTATATCTCCTACCAATGCGCAGTCCCGTGAAAATATGTGGAGAGACTGGATGGATAGATACATTCCTTTACAATATTATGAAAGGAAAGAAAAGGAAATGTATGCAAAATTCTATAGTACAAAATCTGAGGTTTATTTAAAATCTGCCGATGACCCTGAACATTTGAGAGGAAGTGGCCCAGATTTTGTTATATTTGATGAATACAGAGACCAGCCAAAGGGTACATATGACATTGTTTATCCTGCAACTACGGATAAGGGGAAAGACCATAAGTTACTTATTATTTCAACTCCTAATGGATATGATGAATTCTATGATTTGGCAATGAAAGCAAAGAGATTGCAGGAGTCAGGAAATAAAAACTGGGCTTATTTTCATTACACTTCTATAGACGGAGGCAATATAGAAGAAGAGGAAATTGAACAGGCTAGAAAAACCATGAGTCCAAAAATGTTTGCACAGGAATATCTTGCTTCTTTTGAAACAATGACTAATCGTATTTATGATGGATATACAGAATCAATAAACTCAAACAATAAAATAGATGCACTGATAAGAGAGGTTAATCTTCCACATGATATACTCGTTGGAATAGATTTCAACGTAAATCCTATGACAGCGGCCATTGCTTTTTCTGTACCCGATGCAGAACTTAAAGAGAGAATTATATTTTTCGATGAAATAAGTGAGAAAAATTCAAGTACACAGGCATTGTGCGATATGCTAAAAAAGAGGTTCACGGGTAAAAACATAATAACATATCCTGACCCTACTGGTAAAAAAAGACAGACATCTTCTATAGTAGGTAAAAGCGATTTTGATATTATTTTAAATAATGGATTCAAAGTATGCGCCCCTTATGCTCCATACCAAACCAGAGACAAATTTAACACTGTCAATGCGTCTTTAATGAATGCAAAAGGTGAATCAAGGGTATTCGTTTCTGCTACAAGATGTCCTCATTTAGTAAAATCATTAAACGGATATTCATACAATGATAAAGGTGAACCTGATAAAACGTCAGGATTAGACCATATAAGTGATGCTATGGCGTATCTGATATGTTACAGAATGCCATTCCTTCATAAGAATAGAATTTACATACCTAAAATTATAGGTATATAGGAGCTGAAATGGAAAAAGACACATATAACGCAGGTGTAATAGATTTGGATGGAGTTTCAACAGTAGACAGTCTCTATGTTGATTATAAATATCAGTGGGATATGATTGCTGACTGCATAGCAGGTGACGACAGGATAAAAAGCATAGACCAGTATTGTCCTAAAAAATATAAAGAACCAGAAGAATCTTATAAGGCTAGAAAAGGAAGAGCCACATTTGCCAACTTTACCGGACGTATACAGATGAATATTGATGGTATGCTTACACAGAAATTGCCAGAAATAATTGTACCGCAGGAATTTATAGATAAAGGATATCTCGATAATATAGATATGAACGGCACTACTATTTATCAGTTTACTTCTGATATGATAAATGACAACATTCCTACAAACTGGGGAGGAATACTCGTTGATTATCCAGAAGCAGACCCGGAAGAAAGTGTACTGGATGCAGAACGTAATAATCACAGGCCTTATTTAACATACTATTCAGCATATAATGTTATAAATTGGAAAAGACGTAGAGTTAACGGCATAAAAGTGTTGTCTATGGTCGTTCTTAAAGAAGAAGAAGATATAAGCAATGTAGAATTTGCACATGACAGATTATCAAGATTCAGGGTACTTGAGCTTGATGAAAATAATAATTATGTGCAGAAAATATATCACATAGAAGAAAATAAAAAATTCCTTTCAAGAGAAGTAAGGAAAGAGATAGTAAAAGTTGATGAAAGAATTATATACATGCACAATGAACCGATGAAGTTTATTCCTTTCATAACTATCCCCGGTGATATTCCATCAAAGTCGATGCTTTATGATATTGCTAAACTTAATATAGGACATTTCCAGAAATTAGTTGATTATGAATACGGAGTTCATATGACAACTCTTCCTACTATGTATACGACAGGACATACACCGGGAGTTGAAGATGATGGTACAAAGGAAGAGATAACTGTTGGTAAGGAAACAATGATAATGCTTCCAGAATCAGATGCAAAGGTTGGAATATTGTCTTTTGCTGGAGAAGGACTTACCCACAGTGAAAAAGCTATAGCAAATGCAGAATCACAGATAGGATATATGTTCTCAAGTATTACTTCAAAAGATACATCTACTTCTGCCGAGTCTGCCGACATACACCGTATGGGAGAAAACGCAAATCTTGCTACGTATTCAATCCGTATAAGTCAGGCAATGACAAAAGCGCTTAAAATAATGTGCGACTGGGCTAATATGGATTCTTCTATTGTATCATTTGCACTTAGCACTGACTTTGATGCCAAAGATAAAGATTCTAATATGGTCAACTCTCTGGCAAACCTGTTCAATACGAACCATCTGTTATCACTTCACGACGTGTATTATGTACTTAAAAATTACAATATTATCCCGAAAGATGAAACGTATGTGGATTATCTTGTACGTCTTGATTTAGACAAGGCACCGATTACGTCTATGGAAGCAAACAGGCTTTTTAACAAATACAAAGAAACCGGTAATATAGATATACCTGAATATGACATGTCTGTGAACGATGATACAAAAATTTCTAAAGGTAATGGTGTAAATGGATAGATTCGATGAATTCGCAAAACATTATATAGATTTGGAATTCTCTGGAAATACTGTATCTGAATATATGTCAGATATGCTGAATGATATGGAAAATGATATAAATGATTATATATCAGATGAAAAATCAGTACCAACAAAAAATGCATATAACAGGATTACTGATTATATAAATAAAAGCATATCTGATTACTCAGACAAAGTAAAAGAATACATAAATAAAACAGTAAATAAAACTATAAAGATGGAAGATAAATGGATAACTGGTATGCTTTCTGCATCCATAGCGGCAGATATTATCATTCCTAAAATTAATTTCATGCCTTTTAACGGAAAAATAACTATAGGTAAGTTTCTGGACGATGCGTTTGCTTCTATATATACATCTTATGATACAACAATAAGAACAGCATATATGTTCAAGAGTCAGTTATCATCACTTACTGATACATTGAAAAATAGAAATAACAATATAAATTCAAGAGCATCACAAACATCACAGGGAATAATACCGTCGGTAGCTAAAAACACAGACAGATATGTAATGGCAAGAGATAAATCAATTAAAATGTGGACTTGGATTTCAATGCTTGATATTGCTACCTGTATTTCATGCGGAGATTTATCAGGAACTACATATACTGATTTATCAAATGCACCACCATGTCCTTTACATGATAGATGCAGGTGTTATTTATACCCTGATAAGGCATCTAAACCGTCTTATTATGAATGGTTTGAAAAACAGGATGATAGTTATAAATATAAAATACTTGGTAAAACTAGGTATAATTTATACAAATCAGGTTTAAAAGTAAAAAATTTTGTTAATAATGGAAAAAAGTTAACACTTGAAGAAATATTTTCAAAAAAAACTTGACACATATTTAATTAGGTGTTACTCCTATTAGCAGTACAAGTATATTTATGTATAGTATATTTGTATTTTGATACATGGCACAGGAGTGCTTCCGCAGGAGCGGAGTTATCAAATTATAAAATCGCACATGCAGTGCGTATTGCAGGAGCAATTATGAAAATTGAGGATTTGAATGGTATCAAACCGGAAGGTTTGGAAGATGATGTCTGGTCAAAAGTTGCTGAATCTTTTGTATCTGCCCATGAAGCTGATGTTCTTAAATTGAAGACTAACGAAGTTGCACTTAAAAAAGAAAAAGAGGACTGGGCTGCAAAGTATAAAGATGTTGAAGCCAAGTACGGTTCTACTTCAGGAGAAGTTGAACAGCTTAAAAAACAGCTTGAGGAAAAAAATCCTGAGAAGATCAAAGAATTTTATACATCAGAGATTGATAAAACCAAAAAGCAGTATGAAGGTGCTGTAAGCGAACGGGATAAGACTATTAACGACTATAAGTCACAGATAGACAATCTGTCTAAGTTCAAACATGCAGTACAGGTTAACAACGTTTTTGATGAAGCTGCTAAAGACAAGAATATCGATACTTCTGCTTATTCATTTCTTCGTTCTACCGTTGTAGGAAAAGATGGTGAGAATTTTTCGGCAACGAATATTGATGGTAAAGATGTTTATATGAGTGGCAATGGCAAGACTATTGACCTTGCACTCAAAGAGTTCCTTGATACACCAACCGGTAAAAGGTTCCTTGTATCTGGAAATTCAGGTGGCGGTGGAAATGGTGGTAAAGGCGGTTCAGGCGGAGATGGATTGACTCATGATAAATGGGCATCTATGAGCGCACAGGAAAAAGCCAAATACTCAACAGAACATCACGGAAACCTGAAATTCGCTGATTAACAATTATTGGAGGATTTATTATGGGAGTACTTGATACTTACATTGGACATGCATGGGAAGCGGTAGAGAATCTTTCCCGTGAAACAGTCGGATTTATACCTGCTGCTTACAAAAGCACAAGTGCAAATAAAGTGAAATTCGGACAGGAAATACAGATTCCGTATGGAATTGTAGGTGATATGGTTGATACACCTATCGGATTTGCTGTTCCTACGGCACAGACAAATACTGATTCACTTGGATATGTGTCTCTTGTTATAAACAAGCGGAAAACAGTTCCGATTGATATTGACGGTGAAGATGAAGCCGGACTTGCAACTACCGGTACAGAAGCGGATGTGCGCCGTGACCAATTCTCAGAGGCTTTCAGAAAAATTGCAAACGCAATGGAAGCTGATATGGCATCTGCGGCAATTCTCGGTTCTTCCCGTGCGGTAGGTACGGCCGGTACATCTCCATTCAACACCGCTGGTGACTTTACAACGTTTGCTCTTGCACAGGACGTTCTTGATCATAACGGAG